ATTCAGTACGGCAAAAGATTTTGCTAACCTGCTTTATAGGAGCAAACTGTGAAGAAAGAAGAACTCACGCACTTAATGGGTCTCTATGGTGATGCTGTTATCACCTATAGAAGTCAGAACTCGAATAAACTAAAGTATAATGTGTGTACTTTAGAGTTCAGTATTGATTATATCCAGAAAAAGAAAAATAGGGCTAAAGAAACCGATGATACATTATTAATGTTTTGTTGGGATACTGATTCTTTTCGGTTAATGAAACCGAAAAATATCACAAGTGTTGTTCCGTTAGCTTCGATTCTTAAAAACAATCGGAGTTAGATATGGAATTATTTGAAGAGCCTAGTATTTATGAAAGGATAATACACACTGATGAAATTAAAGGAGATCAAGTACGACTTACCGTTAATACTTTTCGTGGGGTTGAGTATATTAGCCTCCGAAAGTTTTATCTGGACTTCCATGAAGAATGGAAACCTACCAGAGACGGCGTTACAATGCCTATTGATTTCACAAACTCCCGAGAATTATTTATTGGGCTTACCGAAATTTTGTCCCTTGCTGAGTCAAGAGATGTAATTGAGGAAAATTTTAAAGACCTACTTGTAGATCTTTACTCAAAATAATTCTTAGGAACTGGTAAATAGTTCTTGACTTTTATAACTTATGCCAGTATAATATACATTCAAATTTAGGGAATACTATAGATTGAAAACTTTTATTGACAAAGCTTCTAAAGCATACTATGAGGGCAACCCCATTTTATCTGATGCTGAGTTTGACTCTTTAGCTGCTAAATACAACTATAATTCAGTGGGGCATTCTGTCACAGATGGTACGCCTCACTTATATAGAATGTATTCACTAGAAAAAGAGTCGCTAGAAGATATAACCTTTATTACTCGACTCGTAGAGTTAGAGACACTAGAGGGTAGAATCTGTACACCTAAATTAGATGGCGCTGCAATATCTATTGTATATGTTAATGGCTACTTTGCGGTAGCTCTTACCAGAGGCGATGGTAATCTTGGCAGAGATATTACTGATAAAATTAGTACTATCGTTCCTAGAACGATAACTCATCCAGGTACAGTGCAAATTACTGGGGAAGTTGTATGCCCAGAGTCTGTAAATAATTCTCGTAATGCGGCAGCGGGGTCTCTAAATCTCAAAAGCTTAGCAGAATTTCGTGCTCGTCCAGTAACTTTTGTTGCTTACGATGCACAGAGTACTGTTGGTTTTGCCGCGAACGAAGATAGCTATGCAGATATGTTAGATAAATTGGCTTTAGAAGGCTTCAACGTTATTACACGATTTGATGCATCAAACTATCCGACGGATGGGATGGTTTGCCGAGTACCCTCTAACAAGAAATATAACAACCTAGGTTTTACTAGTCATCATCCTCGGGGAGCTATTGCTCTCAAATCAAAGAAAGATGGTGTAGTAACTACTCTAGAAGATGTAGTATGGCAAGTAGGTAAATCAGGAGCAATAAGCCCTGTAGGTATATTGACCCCTGTACTTATCGGAGATGCGGAAGTATCCCGAGCCACTCTACATAATATAGAGTACATCAGAGACTTAGACTTAGAGATAGGTTGCAGTGTTGAGGTAATACGGAGTGGAGAAATCATACCCCGCATTTTACGACGAGTTGACACTTAGAGGTCACCTGGCGAAAAATATACCTTGACAGATAACTAATTTTCTTATATAATTATTCTTTAAATTCTGGAGCTACAGCATCATAATGACAACTATACTTCCTCCTACAAATTGCCCTAGTTGCGATTCTGTCTTAGAGTGGGTAAACAATGTTATTTATTGTAGAAACTACAATTGTAGCGCTAGAATAGAGAAAAAGGTAGAGCATTTTGCAAAGACTCTTAAAATTAAAGGTCTCGGCCCTGCTACTATTGCAAAGCTAGGCTTGTCTGAGTTATTTGAAATATATGATATGGATGAGACTCAGATTGCAGATGCCCTCTCTTCAGAGAAACTTGGTAGTAAACTTTTTATGGAAATCGAAAATAGCAGAAATGCTCCGTTAGACTTAGTTCTACCTGCTTTCGGTGTTCCATTGATTGGTAATACGGCAACTAAAAAGCTGTCCACAATTATATATTGTTTATTTGAATTAAATATTGAGACATGCAAAGCTGCTGGATTAGGCCCAAAAGCTACAGAATCTTTAATGAATTGGTACGGGACTTTTGATTCTGCTCCCTATCCTTTTGATTTTTGTTTTTCTAGTAACCAGCCTGTTTATGAGTACGAGTTTGGTAATAAGGGCATTGTATGTATAAGCGGAAAATTGAAGAGTTTCAAGACTAAAGCTGAAGCTACAGAAGCCTTGAACCATGCTGGCTATGAAGTAAAAAGTAGTCTTACCAAGCAAGTAACTATTCTATTAAATGAAAGTGAGATAGAATCGAGTAAAACAAAACAAGCCAGAGACTCTGGCATACAAATTTCAACAAACATTAATGAATTATTGGAGATATAATGGCACTTCCTAAGTGGACCGATGAGCGTACAGCTCAATTAACAGCTTTCGTAGGTGACGAAAGCCCTATTTCTCAAGCAACTGTTGCAGAAGCTGCAGGCACTCTTGAAACCACCCCTCGTTCAGTTTCTAGCAAGCTGCGTAAGATGGGCTTTGATGTAGAATTAGCTTCTGCAGCAGCAGGTAAGTCTTTTTCAGACGCTCAAGAAGCTACTTTGCGCGCTTTTGTTACTGACAACACTGGTGAATACAACTACGTTCAAATTGCAGAGCATTTTGAAAACGGGGAATTTTCTCCTAAATCAATCCAAGGCAAGATTTTGTCAATGGAATTGACAGACCACGTTGCTCCTATGCCTAAAGTAGAGCCTGTACGAACGTACAGTGCAGATGAAGAAGCTACTTTCATCAACATGGTTGAGAAGGGCGCTTTTGTAGAAGATATTGCTGCTTCTCTTGGTCGAGAAATCAACTCTATCCGTGGTAAAGCCCTTAGCTTGCTACGATCTGGCGATATTGAAGCTATTCCTCGTCAGCAAAATACTAAAGGTGGAGCAGCAGCAGATCCTTTTGCTGGTCTCAGCAACGTTGCTGGCATGACGGTTGAAGAAATCGCTGATGCAATTGGTAAAACTCCTCGTGGAGTTAAAACTATGCTTACTCGTCGAGGCTTAACGGCTTCTGACTATGATGGCGAAGCACGGGCAGCAAAAGCTTCCGCAGCTAGCTAATAAGTATTTACTAATATAACTTAGTATAAAATGACCACTGCGGGGTTCGCTCCGCAGTGGTATCTTTAATGTTCGGGGGAACGACAGTTGAATATAGCAAGTGCTTTAATTAAACAGACTATTGAAGGAGGAGATCTAGAAACTTGGTCGTATATCAAGAAAGACTACCTTCCGTCTGAATATCATAGAGTATTTGACTATATTGATAATTATTTCGATAACTATTCCCGATTACCTACTTTTGAAGACCTTACTCTGTCTTTGCGCCACGCTCAGACAAAAGAAAAAATTCTAGCAATACAATCTCTTGAGGTAGAAGCAGATGCTTTTACTCTTTTGCAGTACTTAAAGAATGAGTACACTCAAAAAGAGATATTTACTTCCCTAGACTCCTATATTGATAACACGGCTTTGTTTGCAGAAGCCGAAGAGTCTGTGGAAGCACTACATCAAATTGTTCTAGATATACAAGATAAGGTAGACTTAGAAGTACCTTCAGAATCTATGCAGAGAATATCTTTGTTTGACTCTGAAGACGATTTAGGAAAGTACCTGCCCCTCGGCCTCAATACAGAGTACGACCAAAGCATTTCGTTTTCCCCCCGAGACCTTGTGCTCGTTGGTGGTAGACGAGGGGCAGGGAAATCTATTGCATGTGCAAATGTTGCAGCAGCAGCATATCTTACAGGCAAGTCCTCTATGTACTTTACTATCGAAATGGATAGTAGGCAAATTCTTCAGCGTATCTGTTCAATCGCAACGGGTGTGCCAACTAATAGAATTAAAAGCAAGAACCTTAGCATAACAGAATGGGATAAAGTAGCCTCCTGGTGGGCTGCAAGATTTACAATGGGACAAGAGCGCCTGGATGAGTACAGAGAACATAGAGATTTTGATAAATTTCACCAAAAACTTAGCGTTGGAGAACTTACTCCAGAGCAGCAAGTAGATGTTATCTATGATCCCTCTCTTACTCTTGGAAAGATACGAGCTGAGTTAGATAAAAAAGTTTCTATTCTAAAGCCCTCAGTTATTATTGTTGATTACATCAATCAGGTAAAGAGATCAAATATACCTAGTAGAAGTGGTGGACAGTATGACTGGACAGAGCAAATAGAGGTAAGTAAAGCTCTCAAGTCTATGGCACAAGAGTATGAAGTATGCGTATTTAGTCCATATCAGACAGATGCTACAGGCGAGGCTCGCTTTGCTAAAGGTATTCTTGATGCTGCTGATGCTGCTTATTCTTTAGAAGCTTGGGATGAAGTCGATAATTGTATTAGTTTTAATTGTGTAAAAATGCGTTCAGCTCCTATGCACAGTTTTACTTCTACAATGAACTGGGATACTTTAAAAATAGGCCCAGATAGCTCTTTAACCCCTAAAGAGAGGGAAGGGTCTTCTCATAAGACTGGCGAAGAAATTGATGATAACATAGGGTAAAATATTTCTTGACTCTTTATCTATATTCTTGTATAATATACTTTCAATTAATGAGGATTCTAATGATAATTTCAGGTTCTATAAATCATACTTTCTCAGGAAGAAAGCGCTCTACTATATCAAAAGTTAAAAAAGTTACACCAGTATTTAAAGCTATGGATGCTCCTCTATTTAAAAATAATAGAGGAGACGAGCTAAAACAGTATCCTAGCGCTCCGATGACTCCATACAAAGCAGGCAAAGATACATCTTATAAAACACAGCATAATTTTACCGTAGCACCTGCATATAACAAAGGTGCCTATATGGTAATTCCACGAAGTGAAGTAAAGGATATTGGACGATGATAGACGAAAGAACTAAAATAGAAGAGCATCTTATTAATTTGGAAGTCGCACAAGAGTTTGGGGACTTGCATCAAATGCAAACTGCACTCGCTAGATTATCTAGATACTATTCGTCTCTTACAGAGGAAGAAGTGAATAAATTTCTAGAGTTTGAGTTAATGGTAGAGACAGGTAATCTGAATATTGATGAGAATGAAGATTATTATGAGGAGCCTTCTTGGGAGCAAGAATGGTACGATTTTGACCCGGACTGCTAAATGAACGTAGAAGACCTATTAACAAGTAAGGAGATTGCCTTTATTCCTAAAGGGGGAGACTTTCTCGTGCGCTGCCTAAACCCAGAACACGCAGATAGAAACCCTAGCATGAGAATAGACCAAATAACTGGTATATTTAATTGTTTTTCTTGTGAATACAAGGGCAATCTCTTTACTCTTTATGGGGAACAGCAAAACTTATTGCAGATCCGTAGAGATATGCTAAAGAAGAAAATTCAAGAAGTAAGAGCAGAGAACTTAGGACTATCTTTTCCTAAAGAGTCTATGCCCTATATTGGTAATTGGCGCGACATCCGCCCAGAGACTTATAGAAAATTTGAGGCTTTTCAGCAGCAGTCTTTAAAAGAGTTTCAAAATAGGATAGTATTTCCTATACGGGACAGAACCACAAAGATAGTAGCATTTGTAGGTAGACATACTGCTATGGGTACTCCTAAGTACTTGAATAGTCCTTCAGGAGCTAAGATGCCTCTGTTCCCAGTAGTTCGGCCCATACTTGGGTCTGTTATACTAGTAGAAGGTATGTTCGATATGTTAAACTTGCATGATAAAGGATTAGATAACGCTGTGTGCTGTTTTGGTGTAAAAAATGTTACAGAAGACAGACTAGCTATTCTAGGTATGCAAGGTGTTAGTAATATTGACTTATTTTTCGATAATGATGAGGCGGGTCAAGCCGCCTCTGTTCGTGTACAAGGGTTATGTGAGAAAGTTGGTCTTACATCTAGGATTATCAAATTTGGAAGCAAAGATGTTGATCCTGGAACTCTAAAAGAGTCTCAAGTGAAAAATCTAAGGATTAAATTATATGCCTAAAGTTGCATTAGTAGAAACTAAACCCAGCCGCACAAACTTTAAAACTGAGTTTGCAGGGGCTTTTGAATTCGATCAGTATCATTTATGTTCTGATTCGTCTTTAAAAAAAGTGTTGAAAAAAGATTGTGATATCGATATCAATGTTGACAACTATGACTGGGTTATCCTAGTAGGTAGTGATGCATTGAAATATTTTACCAAAATTACTTCAGTTACAGAATATTCAGGTAAAAAGGTAGAAGAAAAGTTCTTGCCTGTAATTAATCCGGCAATGCTAGCCTTTAAACCAGAAGCTAGAAAGACCTGGGAGTCCTCTAGAGATAATATTGTTAAATATATTAATGGAGAAATTCAAGATATAGTAATTGACGATAGTATTGCAAAAGGTATACAAGATACTGAGGAAGCAAAAGCCTGGGTAAGAAAAGCTATGGCTTATCCTGTTATTGCTCTTGACTCAGAAACTACTGGATTATATCCACGAGATGGGCATGTTCTTGGTATTAGTATGTCTTTTGACGGTCTCAGCGGGGTCTATGTAGACACGGAGTGTTTTGATGAAGAATTAGAAAATATGCTTGCTACGCTATTTAAAGATCGTAAAGTAATATTTCATAATGCTAAATTTGATATGGCTTTCTTTGAGTACCATTTTGGGTGGGTTTTTCCTGACTTTGAGGATACTATGCTTCTTCATTATCTTATTGATGAAAATCCGGGCGGCCATGGCTTGAAGCCTTTGTCTTTAAAGTACACACCTTATGGTGACTACGAAAAGCCTATGTACGATTGGATGGATCAATATAGAAAAGAGCACGGCATTCTTAAAGGTGACTTTCAGTGGGGGTCAATTCCCTTCGACGTAATGAAAACGTATGCCGCTATGGACGCTCTCTGTACTTTTTTACTATATGAAAAGTTTAAGAAAATTAAAGCAAACCCAAAACTGTTATGGGTATATGATAATATCCTTATCCCAGGAACTCGATTTCTTACAGACTGTCAAGATAACGGAGTTCCCTTCGATAAGAAACGTTTAATGCTTGCTCAAGAATTAATGCAAGATGATATTGACGCAGCAATTGATGAACTGTACAAAGTAAATGCTATTAAAGCGTTTGAAAAGGCTCAGGGTAAAGAGTTTAACCCTAACAGCACAGTACAACTTCGTTCCTTACTGTTTGATTATATTGGACTAGCTCCAACAGGAAAGAAAACTGGGACAGGTGCGAATTCTACAGATGCGGAAGTATTAGAACAATTAGGAGAAACTCATGAAGTGCCTAAACACATTCTTAACATTAGGCAAAAATCAAAAATCAAGAATACTTACCTGGATAAGATTATTCCTCAGCTGGATCGTGATTCACATCTCAGAACCGGTTTTAATCTTCATTCTACTACTAGCGGTCGTCTCAGCAGTTCCGGCAAGCTAAATATGCAGCAGTTGCCTAGAGATAATCCTATTGTAAAGGGGTGTATAAAAGCATCGACAGGCAATAAGATTGTAGCAATGGATTTAACAACAGCAGAAGTATATATAGCTGCTATTCTTGCAAAAGATAAAGCGCTAATGGATGTATTTAAAAGTGGGGGAAACTTTCACTCTACTATTGCAAAAACTGTATTTAGGCTACCTTGCCCCGTGGAAGAAGTAGCTGAAACATATGGTACTCAAAGACAGGCTGCTAAAGCTGTGACTTTTGGTATTATGTATGGTGCTGGCCCTAAGAAGATCAGTGAACAAGTAACAAAAGATTCTGGTAAATTATTTTCAGTAAATGAAGCTAAGGAAGTTATTGATGATTATTTTCAAACGTTCCATAGACTTCGCAGCTGGATTAATGAGAATCAAGAGTTTATCTTACAAAACGGCTTTATATATAGCTTTTTTGGAAGAAAACGGAGATTACCTAATGTACAATCAACGGATTCTCAAATTAAAAGTCATTCGATTAGGTCTGGCCTTAACTTTTTGGTGCAGTCTGCTGCTTCTGATATTAACTTACTGGGAGCTATAGACATGAATCAACATATTAAGACTAACCATATGAAAGCTAAAATATTCGCACTAGTGCACGATTCTATTTTAGCCGAAGTACCGGAAGAAGAAGTAGACACTTACGTAGACTCTCTCAGAAACTTCATTCAAATGGACAGAGGCTTGAGCATACCTGGAGCACCTGTAGGGTGTGACTTTGAGATCGGAGACGACTACTCAATGGGTAAGTTCGAGAAAATGTATGGTAGTTACTTATAAAAGTCTACATAAAGTTAAGTTCCCTTTGTACGCCCTAAAGTCAGAGAACTGGTGGGAACAAGACGGATTACTTTTTCTAGATAATAGGGTTTTGGATGATAAGAATATGCGCGGCAGTAATTTAGGCCTACGCCGCGCACAAACGGGAGACCCTAGACTTTATAAGTTAAATAAGCAAATTATTTCCGTGCAAGGAGTATTAAAATCTTCATACAAATATTTTATAGATAGTAATGGCACACCTTTTATCTATGAAAAGACAAAAATGTGTAAACTTAGCTATAAAAAGATCCAAAAAGTTAGTAAACGAGGTAATTGCAGTATTATTACTTGCTATAAAACTCCTCCGTTCGATGTTCCTCGACCTCCTTTGGACGGAGAAACTTGGGCGGGGTTTATATACTTAAATGGCTTTCCGTATATTTTGTATGAGTATTCCAATGGACCGAAAAAAGATTCATATAGAAAGGTGTAAAAATGTCCCGAGGACAAAAAACGATGAGACGTCGCAAACCTAGGACTCTTAATGATGCAAACTTACAGTTGCGACAGATAGAGCCTTTAACTAGAAATCAAGTACTAGCTTTTGAAAGCTCACAGAATTTAATTCTTCATGGCGTAGCAGGTACAGGTAAAACATATATATCATCGTATTTAGCTTTTGATGATATATTAAAAGGACTTTATGAAAAATTAGTTATTATAAGGAGCGCGGTATCCACTAGAGATATAGGTTTCTTACCCGGTACAGAGAAAGATAAAGCCTCCGTATACGAAGAGCCCTATAAAGACATTTGTATTGACCTCTTTGAAAGAGGGGATGCTTACGAGGTATTAAAAAGTAAATTTTTAGTACATTTTATGACTACCTCTTTTATACGTGGTATTACATTAAGAAATGCCACTATTTTAGTGGATGAATGTCAGAATCTCACTTTTCATGAGCTAGATTCTATTATTACTAGAGTAGGTGAAAATTGTAGAGTGATATTTTGCGGAGATTTTAGGCAATCTGACTTACGTAGCAATGGCCTAAGAGACTTTATTCGCATTCTTGAAGCTATGGATTGTTTTGATCTAATAGACTTTGAGGTGAAGGATATTGTAAGAAGTGCTTTTGTAAAAGAGTACATTACATCAAAGGAAAAACTGGGACTTTAATTATGAAAGCAGTATTAGGTAATAGAATATATTTGACCGCTAAAGGTCAATTTAAAGAATGGCTCAATAAACAGCTAACGTATGTTGTACCTTCTACTATGCCTAATGACCCACCTTTAGTAATTAAAAATATGGGTAGAATTACCTCTGAGCTAGTAAGTATGCCTTCTGGGAGAGAAGATCTCATACCAAAGGAATACGAAGTAGTAGATAAAAGAGTATATAAGCCTGTAGAGCCTCCAGAGTTTAAATTTACGTTAAGAGAAAGCCAACAAGCTGTCTTTGACGAAATTGATGATAGTGCTATTATTAATGCCTGGGTAAGTTGGGGTAAAACCTTTACTGCCCTAGCCATAGCGGCTAAGCTAAAACAAAAAACTCTTATTGTTGTTCACACAGTTCCTTTAAGAACTCAGTGGGTGCGAGAAGTAGAAAAAGTATTTGGCATTATCCCAGGCGTTATTGGTAGCGGTACATTTGAAATAGGGGAGTTTATTACAATTGGTAATACTCAAAGTCTATATAGACAGTTGCCAAAAATCGAAAAAGAGTTTGGCACTATTATATTAGACGAGATGCACCACGTATCCTCCCCTACTTTCGCTAAAATAATTGACGCTAATCACGCAAGATATAAAATAGGTCTATCAGGAACTATAGAAAGAAAGGACGGTAAGCACGTTGTATTTAGAGATTACTTTGGATCAAAAATATTTAAGCCGCCAAAAGAAAACTATATGATACCTGAAATTCATATATTTAGATCT